GACGAGCGCGACATCTGGTTGTGGCTTTGGTATCTGGCACAGCGCCCCGACCTAGGTTGGGGATTCCACAATGCCACCTTCGATTTGACTTACCTTGATGCGTATGGTATTAAACCCAAGGGACCCATATTTGATACCATGCTTAGGCACCACGCATGGCAACCCGAACTAGAAAAGTCTTTAGGTTTTCTAGCATCAATGCACATACCAACTAGGGCTTGGAAACATCTTCGTACAAAAGCTAAGAAAGAGTTTAATAAGGCGGGAAGTGTTGACTAGAAAAGAATCTTTACAACAGGGAATCACGTTTTATACAAGCCAAAATCCCTGTAAGAAGTGTGGCACCAAGATTCGGTATAGTAAAACCGGACAGTGCCGCACTTGCCATGCTGTTTGGTTGCGTGAGTATTCTAAACAAAACAGACAATCTATAAATGAACAAAGTAGATCGCGCTGGAAAACCGACAATAAAAGAAAACAGCGCCAACGTGAATGGCAAAATAACAATAGAGAAAAGTGTAGACAAGCTTCTCGTGAGTGGTCTAATAAAAATCCAATAAACAATTTAGAAAGAGTAAATAGGCGAAGAGCTATAAAGAAACAAGCTTGCCCTAAATGGGTTGATAAACTTCAATTAAAAGCATTCTATCTAATAGCTAAACACTTGACAAATACCACAGGAATATCGTATCATGTTGATCACATAGTACCATTAAGCAATGCACTAGTCTGCGGGCTTCATGTCCCTTGGAATTTGCAAGTGATAGAAGCCACAGAAAACATACGAAAAGGTAACACGTTTAAATGAAACTGAATTACAAATGACTGAAGATGATGCGAGTATCCGGCGCCTATGGGCGAGCGTGATTATTCAAGCGTTGATTGACGCTACGTCCGAACCCAAGACCCCGGTTGCTCACGTCAACAAACGGCAGGCCCACGCATGGCTTACGGCAGAGTTTGGCACGACCGCCCAGAACTTTGACGAGGTATGCTTGGCCGCCGACCTAGACCCCACCCGCGTCAGGCGCTTTGCCAAGTCCTACGAAGGACCACCCTTGACGCTGCACCTCCTGTCGCGTATGCGAAACACGTTCCTGAAAGGCGAGCCGCATGAAGATACTGACGGACCTGACCCCGACTCCTGAAACGCAGGAGATAGTTTACAACTCCCTCGATACCATGCAGACAATGGCCCTCAAAGAAATATACGACGAGGGCCTTTTGCCTGACTGGGCTGCGACAACCTACCGCTACAGCGAACTGATGCTGGGTCCCATCCTTACCATGATGCGACGTGGCGTACAGATCGACACCGAACGGCGCGACCGTCTAGTCGAAGGGCTGCGCCTCCGCGCCGACAAGGTGCAAGCCAACTTCGATCTAGTGTGTGAAGCATTGTGGGGTACGACCATCAATCACAACTCCACGCCCCAGCTTACCACCCTGTTCTACGAATTCCTTGCCATCCCCGAGCAAACCAAATCCAAGAAGGGGGAAACCAAAGTAGGAGCAGACCGTGAAATCCTCGAACGCATCACCCGCGAATACCCACGCGGCGCCTTCTTCGCCAACCATATCCTCCGCATCCGCGACCTTGAAAAGCAGATTGAATTCCTTTCCAAAAAGCTGTCGCCAACCAATCGCTTCCACGCTTCGTTCAATATTGCGGGGACTGAGACGTTCCGACTTTCGTCTAGTGAACATCCGTTCCGTATCGGGAGTAACCTTCAGAACATACCGAAAGAAGCACGTACCTGTTTTGTCGCGGACCCCGGCTACGTACTGTTCTATTCTGATCAACAGGGCGCAGAGGCGCGTATTGTTGCGTACCTTTCCGGCGACGAGAACTACATCGCGGCGGTCGAAGGCGGCGACTCTCACACTATGGTTGCCTCCATGGTCTTTGGCTTCCCGCCTGAACGCGAGTTGGCTGAAAGGGAATACTACCGTGGCTATTCATATCGTGACATCACGAAGCGGGGCGCCCACGGATGTGTCACTGATGACCACGAAGTTCTAACACCTTCTGGTTGGGTATCCATTGCTACCAAGCCGGAAGTCATTGCAACCTGGAGTTTGGACTTCGACGGCACAGTTCATTTTGAAAGGCCCAGCAACTGGCTTGAGAAATCTACGACCGAACTGATTAGCGTGGAAGGGTCTTCCATTTCCATGCTGGCTACGCCTGACCATAAGATGATTGTCAATCAAGACGGTAAGTTTGTGGAGAGGACAGCGGCTACTCTTCGGAAGTCTGATAAGATTCCGTACACCGGGTACTATGTTGACGGGGATGTCTGTGAACCCCTAGCCCCTCTCGTTGCAGCGTATCAAGCTGACGGCAACTTGTCCGACAAGGGATATATCCGGTTCAAGTTTCGACGCCCGCGTAAGATTGCTCGTATGCGTCAACTACTGGACCGCTATCCCGGTCAATGGGTTGAGTCCGTCTATGATAAGGACACGGTGTTCCGGCTCAATGCTTCGCTTTCCCGACGCATCAATCGGTGGGGCAAGGTGGCCGGACCTCAACTACTAGACATGGACTCCGGCAGTCTATATGACTTTGCTGAAGAAAGCATCCACTGGGATGGTACGCGGGGTAAGTCAGGGCGCCGGGCTGTCTGTTCCATGTCACTCGAACATGTTCGTTGGATGCAGACAATCTTCCAATTGTGTGGATGGGGTAGCAAAGTTATCGACAACACAGGCAAACCAAGTGACAACTACTCCGGGCAGCGCGCCCATTGGGTATCGTGCAACAATAGGAAATTCGCTAGTCTCAACACCTGCCGGATCGCTCCTGTTACCTTGCCGACTCCGGTAAAAGTCTATTGCCCGACTGTCAGCACCGGCTACTTCTTGGTTCGCCGTAACGGACACATTTACGTCAGCGGCAACAGTAACTACTATGGAAAGCCCTTTACTCTGGCACAGCAGATGAAGGTGGAGACTGCCGTTGCCGAAGCCTTCCAAGCGCAGTACTTCAAGCGGTTTCCTGGCATCAGCGACTGGCATGTGTGGGTAGCCCATGAGCTACAGACCAAGGGCTATCTGGTCAGTCCCTTCGGCATACGCCGCACCTTCTGGTCCCGCCGCTGGGACGATGCTACCCTGCGCGAAGCCATTGCCTTCGTACCCCAGCACTGTGTCGGCGTTCTGATGAACGTGGGCATCTACCGTTTGTGGGAACGCTTCGAAGGTAAGCCCGGCGCCGACGTCCAGATACTACTGAACTTACATGATGCCGTGCTTGGTCAGGTCCGCATTGACAAAGCCGACCAGTTGCTGCCGGAAGTTCTTGACTGCCTTAACTTTCCGTTTCCGATCAAAGACATCAAGGGAATAGAACGCGAAATAGTTATTCCATTCGATGTGGAAATCGGATATAACTGGGGTAAGGCCAGCACCAGCAATCCGGGGGGCCTGAAGAAATGGAGGTCCAATGGCAAAGCATGACTACCTAAGTGATCGAGCAGCCAACTACAAGCTCATGGCCGACATCAAGAACTGGTGGCGGAAGCGCGGCTACATCGTCCGCGTGTGGCTTGAGAAGGCAATCGACCCGTCGAATGGAACCAACATCTGGGTCATCCGTTCTAACATTGTGCAAACCGTATCAAACGCAAGGAGTGGATACAGTGTCGAATGAAAACGTAGTGCCCTTCCGGGTAATCACTTCCGTCAAGGCTTCCGAACCGGAGGTCGTGACTGCCGACTTCACACCGGAGCAAACCGAAATGATCCAGTCTATTGCAGACACGGTTCAGTTTATGCTCGACAACAAACACGCTATCCGTAGCTTCGTATGTGGTATCAGCATGGACGCAGCCAACAGCAGTGGCGACACTGAATGCAGGGTGCTGTCGTCCCCTATCGAAGCCCGCGACTTCGCCTTGCTTATCAAGGTGCTGGAAAACTCTTTCTTCAGGAATCTTAACGGCGGATGAAACTAGGCTCGCCTGTTGTAGCGCGTCATGCTGACTACATTCCCCAGTTCCCCCAGCAGAAACGCACTAAAGCACAGCAGGCGGGTATCTCCTTCGAGCGCGCAGTCCACAAGCGACTGACTGCCCTATACCCGCGCATCGACATATCACCCTGGCTTTACTACAAGACGCCCCGGCGTAGCGGTGTCTGTCAGCCCGATGCTTTGGTCTGGTTGGCAGATGACCACATCTGTATAGTCGAAATCAAACTGTCATGGATGCGCCCCGTCCGCAAAAAGCTGATGGAATTTTATGGCCCCATCGTCCAGGCAATCTATCCCAATGCCACCTTATCTTATTTGCAAATCTACAAGAACGCAAAAACTTCTTCCCATAAGAAACCTTTTAGTATATATAAGCTTGAAGAAATTCCTCCAACCAAGTACAAGGAATGCCAATGGTTAGGACTCTAAAGTTCAAGCGGCTCACTGACACCGCCATCATCCCCACCCGCGCCACCTCCGGTGCTGCCTGCTTTGACCTATACGCAGACGAAGCCCAATGGCTTGACGACATGCGGACCCGGCGCACCGTCGGCACTGGCATCGCCATCGAGCTACCCCCCGGTCACGTCGGTCTGGTCTGCTCCCGCTCTGGCCTTGCCGCCAAGGAGGGCATCCACGTAATCAACGCGCCCGGCGTCATTGACGAAGACTACCGTGGCGAACTGAAGGTTATCTTGGGGCGCCTGCCCTTCTCCCCGCAGTGGCCATCCCCCGACATCATCATGATCGCACAGGGTATGCGTATCGCTCAGTTGATGATCCTTCCCCTGCCACAACTAGAAGTTGCAGAAGTATCTGACCTTTCAACCACAGAGCGCGGGGCTGGTGGCCTCTGTTCGACAGGAGCATAACATGGACGCCAACCCCAAAACCTACTATGGCCTAGCCAAGCCGGGCCTGAGCAAGGTGCCGTCGCTTCCTCTGTTTGCTATTGGTCAAGTCATGGCAGTAGGCGCAGCGAAGTATGGCGCTATGAACTGGCGCGCGGCCCCCGTGTCAGCTTCCACCTATTACGACGCAGCCATGCGTCACCTGATGGCGTGGTGGGATGGCCAGGACCTTGACCCGGAGACGGGCCTGCCACACCTAGCCCACGTCGCTGCCAACATGTGCATCCTGCTTGACGCTGACAGCGGGCCATGGCTACTGGACGACCGCCCCATCGCAGGCTATGTCAACGAATACATTTCCGATAACACAAGGGAACTGAAGGGAACTGCCAGTTCATGACAAGTAAGTTCAAGCCCCAGACGGCGCTGCTAATCCCAGACACCCACGCCATGCCGGGCGACAGCCTTGAACGCTTCGGCAAGCTGATGGCCTACCTTGATAAGCGTAACGCCACACTTGACAAGATCGTCCACATTGGCGACCTGTGGGACTTCGCTTCCCTCTGTACCCACGACATGGACTCCCCCGACTGGTACCACCGCTCCCTAAGCGATGACATCCAGGCTGGGCTGGAAGCCCTTGATTGGATCGTGTCCATAGCCCACGCCTACGGTAAGCCAGAAATCCATTTCATCGAAGGCAATCACGAGGATCGCTACAACAAATGGATGAAGTCCGACAACCGCCTGCTGACTTCGGGCTTTCCGCAAACTGTCCAGCAACTGCTGAAGAACTACCGACCGCAAGCGAACGTGAAGTTCCACCCCTTCCTGAAACCTGTTACGCTTATGGGTGCAGTCTTTCAGCATTACTTCGTGAGCGGGGTAATGGGGCGTCCGCAAGGCGGCGAACACCACGCCAATAACCTATTGAAATCCCAGCATGCTTCCTGTATTTGCGGGCACTCTCACTTGCTATCGACTGCCACCCGCACCAAGGCTGACGGCGCCAAGCTCCATGCCCTAGTGGCCGGGTGCTTCGTCGATCCCAAGGGCGACTTCGCCTATGCCAAGGCAGCCAAGAAGTTATGGTGGAACGGCGTCCACCTGCTCCATTTCTATGCGCCGGGTGAGTTCGACGTCGAGTCTATCAGTCTTGAAAGATTAGCCTAATCATGGTATAATGGGTCGCTATCCAACCTACGAGGAAGTCCTTTATGACCCAGACCTACCTAGCTAAAGACAGGTTCCAACACCCTATTCAGGTGCTGGAGCCGGGGGTCGTCCAGAATGTTTCCTTCACTAACGCGGGCAGCACGGCAACGGCCAACAGCCTAGGGGGCAACACGGTTGTCGTGCGCCTCATGGCTACGGTCGACTGCTACGTTTCGGTCGGGCCTGCTGCTTCAGTAGATGCGACGACTAGCTCGCTATACCTTCCAGCCTTCCTGCCCGAATACTTCCGGGTGGATCAGGCAGCTACATGGAAAGTTGCGGCTCTTGGGGTTACAGGCTCTGGCACCTTGAACGTGGTGGAGATGACCTAATGTTTCGTGGAGTAGGGTACATAAGCGGAAAGTCTAAATCCGCTCCCTCTCTAAATCTGGATTTCCTGCTTGGTGGTTTGGACTCTCGCATCACCTTCACGCGGGCGTCAAACGCTTGGTATTTCGACAGCGCGGGCAATCTGGTGCAGGCTAGCACGAACGAGCCGCGCTTTGACTATGATCCTGCCACGCTTCAGGCGCGCGGGTTGCTGATTGAAGGCGGCAGGACTAATGGTATCCGTAATCCAAGGCTTGAAGGTGCTGTTGCTGGAAATCCTGGCACAGTACCGACTCATATGGCTACGGGTGCAACTGGCGGAATATCGGGGGAGGTTTTTGGCGTTGGAAGTGAAAACGGTATCCCCTACGTGGATTTTCGTTTTACTGGAACGGTTGCGAGTTTGGGTGTCTGGGCACTTTCAACCGAACAAGTGTCAGCGATAGCAGCAACAAGCGGTCAGGTATGGGCTGGTTCATTTTATTGGCGTGTGGTTTCCGGTTCCGGCCCTACTGTTTGGCAAATTAACTGGCAAGAATATGATTCGGGAGGGACTGCGTTAGCTGACGTTAATGTGGCCGTGGCTGCACCAACAACGGCGGCGCTTCGAACTCAGCGCGTGGTAGATACACGCACGTTGGCGGGTGGCACAACTGCTTTTGTTCGCAATCGTGTTCGTATTGCCTTTCCTGCCGGAACTTATGATTTCACATTACGAATTGGCGCTCCGCAATTAGAACTCGGCAGCTTCCCCACCAGCCCGATCTTCCCCGCTGTTGGTTCGCCTGCTGCTTCCACGCGCGCGGCTGATAATGTGTCCGTCGCAACTTTGACGCCTTGGTTTAATCCAAACGAAGGCACCATATTAGTTGAATATCAGCGACCATTTGTTGGATTTAATCAATTTGAAGTTAATTTTTCTGACGGAACCTATGGTGAGTTTATTGGTCTTTATACAAGTGCCACAAATCAAATAGCCGAAATTAGACAAGGCGCCGCAAGTCAAGCTGGCCTAGTTTTGGAGGCTGGTGCTGGCGTTAATGATCGTTTGAACAAAAAGATATTAGCTTATCAAGTCAATAATTTTGCCGCTTCGTTGAATGGTGCAGCACCTATTGTTGATACATCAGGTTCCGTTCCGATTGGCTTGACCACCATGAGAATAGGAACCTTTCAGGGTGGGAGTCAGTTTTGTAGCGGCTGGATCAGCCGAATTGCCTATTACCCAACGCGGCTTTCCAACACCACGCTGCAAGGTCTAACATCATGAGTTGGACCTATACCTATCACCGCTTTGCCAATCGCGCGGCGTTTGACGCGGCCTGTGATGCTGCCGGATTTGAGTGCGCGGATGGGCAGATCGCCCCACCTGAAACCGTGGCGCTGGATGTGATTGGCGCTATGTGGACGGGCGGTGAGTATGACAGTCAAGGCAATGTGACTAAGCCGCCTGTTTCGGTACCGGGCTATCATGTCAACGCGGCTTGGTCCGGTGAAGTGTCAGATGCTTTCAAGGCTAGTTTGGTTACACCAGCATCGCCACGGAGGGTTTTTGCATAATGGCTAAGACCCCGGCATGGCAACGCAAGGAAGGCAAAGACCCCGAAGGCGGTCTGAATGCTAAGGGCCGGGCGTCCTATAATCGCGCCAATCCTGGCAAGCCCGGCTTAAAAGCTCCCCAGCCAGAGGGTGGCCCGCGCCGCGATTCCTATTGCGCCCGGTCAGCAGGACAGATGAAGATGTGGCCAAAGGCTGCCAAAAACCCAAAGAGCCGTTTGCGGCTAGCGAGGAAAGCATGGAACTGCTGACTTGTATCCGGTATGATTATACAGAAGAAGGGGTCCGCTGACATGGTTCCCGCGCTGTTAGGTTTGCTGCCATCACTGCTGCCAATGTTAGGTGAGGTTCTGGACCGGGTCATTCCTGACAAGGCCGAAGCTGCCAAAGCGCGCCTTGAAATGGAAGGCAAGTTACTGGAAGCCGCGACCGCCCAGGCCACCCAGCAAGCTGAAATTAACAAGATCGAAGCTGCCCACTCTAGTATATTTGTGTCGGGCTGGCGTCCCTTCATTGGCTGGGTATGCGGTGCGGGTCTAGCCTGGGCCTTCGTAGTCGCGCCCCTCGCGTCATGGTTATTGGTCGTCCTAGAAATCAAGCAGACTCTCCCTCCCTTGCAGATTGATTACCTACTTGAAATGGTTGTGGCTTTGCTAGGCTTGGGGGGCCTTCGTACATTTGAAAAGCTGAAAGGTGTAGCCCGTCAATGAAACTGAGTGAGCGCGACCGTAAACGTTTGGTTGGCGTGCATCCCGATCTGGTAGCCGTGGTCGAAGGTGCCGCCGAGATTACCGAAGTGGACTTCGTGATTACGGAAGGCATGCGTACCAAGGAACGCCAGGAACAGCTAGTCCGGGCGGGCGCCTCCCGCACCCTGAAGTCCCGCCACCTGACAGGCCATGCCATCGATCTGGCTGCCAAGGTGGGCGACGAAATCCGGTGGGACTGGCCGCTCTATCATAAGCTGGCCGACGCCATGAAGCAATCTGCCGCAGCCCTTGGCATCGAAATCGAATGGGGCGGTGACTGGAAATCATTTCCCGACGGCCCGCACTTCCAGTTGCCGTGGGCAACCTACCCATAAGGAACGGCTATGCCCCTGAAGAAAGGCTCGTCCCAGAAAGTTATTTCTGAAAACATCCGGCGCGAAATGAAAAGCGGGCGGCCCCAGAAGCAGGCCATCGCCATCGCCCTAAGTTCCGCTGGCAAATCCAAACCGTCTAACAAATCTAGGAGAAAGTAAATGGCTGATGATATTGGTGGGCGCGGCGAAGACCCCCGCGACGTAGCGCGTCGGCGCCTCAAGCAAGGTATTCGTTACCGCTCTGCCCAAGCAGCAAGTCGCCAAGGCTCCGGCCCTTCAATGACCCCCTCGAATCAGTCGGTGGTTCCCTATCAAGAGCGTCTGCCTACAGCACCTGAAGGTGGTCGTGGTGGTCCGCCCGCTCCGTCCGGTGGCCGCGAAGTTGGTATGCCCCGTGGCGAAAATGCTCCCGCTATCCGCCGCGAAGGTATGCCTAGCGTCCGCGTACCATCCGGTTCTGCTGAAGCTATGCGTGGCGCAATGCAAAGCCCGATGGCCCGCGCGATGGGTACTGGTCGGGGCGCCGTTGTCGGTCGTGCTGCTGAAGGCGCGATGCGCCTAAGCGATGCTGCCCGTCGTGCATATGGATCATATGTTGCTCGTGTGCCGGATACCAGCCCCGATGAAGGTCCGCCAGAACCACGCCAAACCATGACGCCCGGCTACGAAGATAGCATGGCCGCAGGTTCAGTTGCTGGTCGCCAAGCGTCGCAGCCCGCGCCGCGCCCACGTCAGGTTGCTCGCCCGGCTCAACGCGAAATGACGGCGGATGATCTTAACGAAATCGTGCTGCGCCTGAATCGGGGCGAGCGGCCCGAAACAGAAGTCGAGAAGCGCCTTGCTGACCGTATGGGTATTGCCTACCGTAAGGGTGGCATGGTGAAACCTAAGACTACGATGAAGAAGGGTGGCAAAGTTATGAAGTACCAAGAAGGTGGTCCTGTGCGTGTGCCCAGCAAGAAGCCCGGCGCAGGCGGTCCCAAGTCTGCTACGTCCGCTCCGAAGTCGACCCGTATGCGTGACATGATGACTGAGCAAGAGCGCAAAGAATATGATGCGCCGCTGACCTCTGCCGAAAAGGAACGTATGCGTACGTCAGGCTTCAAGAAGGGTGGCGCTATCAAGGCCCCGCCCAAGAAGATGATGAAGGGTGGCATGACTTCCAAGCCGAAAGCCAAGATGGCGAAGTACGCCAAGGGCGGCATGACGCGGGGGTGCAAGTGATGGCCATGATGCGCTCCAACTTCAGCAAGCAGGTGAGCCAACCGCCTGCTAAGAAGAAGGCCGTGAAGATGCAGAAGGGCGGGGCAGTTCCATGCAAGGGCTGCCCGAATCCGGCTGCGTGCAAGAAGGCAGGCGGCTGCCTGATGAAGCGTGGCTAAGGCCCCATCCCGCGTCAACGAAGCGGGCGTCTACTCTAAGCCGGGCATGAGGAAGTCCTTGTTCGAGGACATCAAAGCTGGCGGAAAGGGTGGGCGTCCGGGGCAGTGGTCAGCACGTAAGGCCCAAATGCTTGCCCAGCAATACAAGGCTAAGGGCGGCGGCTACAAGTCATGAAGGCCCCGCAGAAATCGCTTGTTGATTGGACCAAGCAGAAGTGGCGAACCAAGTCTGGTAAGCCATCAACTCAAGGATCGGAGGCTACAGGTGAACGCTATCTACCAGAAGCTGCAATCAAAGCTATGCCAGCTAGTACGTACGCTGCGTCGTCTGCTGCCAAAAGGAAGGCGACGAAAGCGGGTAAGCAATTCTCAAAGCAACCCGCCTCTGCCGCCAAGTTAGCCAAGAAGTTCCGTTAGAACGGATACTCCGTCGGCGCCTTATAGTTGTTGACGGTCTGTTCCCAGATCGCCGCGCCCGCACCATCGCCGTGGAACTTGACGTTGATGCGGTTTTCTACAAGCCACTTGTTCCACTGACCCAGGTCCTGCATAGCGGCGACTAGCTCGCCCGTAGTCAGGTAGGATTTCTGGTCGGCGCCCAACGTTACTTTCATGAAGGATTGCTTGACGTCGTCCTGCTTGGTTTCTTCTGGGTAGAAGAAGTCGTAGCCGTAGAAGTCAAAGCGCCGGAAGCCCATCACGAAAGCCAGCATTGGAATGCGGGTGGCGGAGCAAGTGCCGCCCGTAACTATTGTGCCAATGTCGAAGGCCGGGGGCCGGGCCTGTAGCGTGGCGTTAGTGTGTGCATGCCAGCCATACAGTTGGGCGCCCTTCCCTTCCAGATACGTGCGTACTGATGGGTGGGTCATCGTTGCAAACAGGAACTTATCTTCCGGCCCGGCGCCAGCGAACAAGTCGGTTCTGATAATGCCGTGCGTGGACTTGCCATCGATTGGACGTGGGTCTAGGATCACGGTCCAGTCAGGGGTGATGCCTGCCTGCTTCAGGGTGGGGAAGGCATGCTTGACGGCGAAGATGGTGGCACCCTCGGCTTGCTTGCGTTTGATTTCGTCAAGATACTGGGGGACGGTAGGCCCGGCGCTGACGAAGATCGCGGTCTTGGTGTGGGCCTGATAGTTACCAATCCACTTCTGGAGGGCCTTCCCATTTTCGGCAATGTGTTGAAGTTGTTCGCCCTTATCGACCGAGTCGACGGGCTTGACTTGGATGCGGGTGCGGAGTTCAGGCATTGGGAAACCGGGCCGCACCACCAGCCCAAAGGAGATGGTTTGCTTCAGGCCAGCGTAGCCGTCGCCGCTGGTGATCATGCGCTTCTGACCTTCGGCTTCCGTCCATGTGCGGATGGGACCCTCGGGCGCCCCGGCTTCGGGCTGAGCAATCACGTCGTCGAACACCACGTATGGAACGTGCATCAGGTGGTGATAGTCTGACTGCGTGGTTTCGTAGGAGTGGCCGCCGTCAATGTAAGCGAAGGTGGCTTCCCATACGATTTGCCCAGACTTGGGCAGGGTTTCGAGAGTGTTACCTTTTATCAGAGTGTAGTCAAAAGTCAAGCCCTTGCGGGACATGAGTCGGCTGTAGTTGTTAAGACGGTTGCCTACCAGCCAGGAGTTGGCGTGGGGTTTGGTGTGGCCCTCGTGGTTGCGGTCGTTGCCTTCTTCAAAGGTGTCGAAGCCTACGTAGGATACTTGGGTGGCACCAGCAGCGAAAGCTGTCTCAGCCATCTGGATGGCGCGGCTGCCATTCCACGTACCGACTTCAACGATGTTGGCTTTGCCTGTTGCTTTGACGGAAGCGGTCAGCAATTCGCACAGCGTTTCGTAGCGGGCTGGTGCGGCAAGGCCGGGGTTGGCGATGGTCTGCTTGTCCGGTCCCTTATAGTGGATCATGTAGGCGCCCAGGGTCGATTGATGGAACGCATCCAAACCTAGGGCGCCCGGCGACAGGTCCTTCACTAGAAGACCGTGGGCGCGGTGTAACAGGACTAGGCGGTCAAGGACTGCGTTGTCGTGGGCCTTCTTGTAGTGGAAGGCTTCGAAGGAATCGTATAGGCCCCAGTAGTCGGCCAGCAGCGATGCACCCTTGACAGTCGCCAAATTAAATGCGAACCATGAGCCTTCGCTTTCCGCAACAGACTTACGGTAGAGGTAGGTGAGATGGACCTTATCGTCAAAAAGCTGCTCCAACAATTGGGAGTCGACGTGCCGCATAGTTTCCGTGTCAGCGTCGATGAACCCAATCCAGTCAAGTTCCGGCGTTACCGAGGAAGCCAGAGCTACAGCCTTGAAGCAGTATTGGAGGGACGGGCCGTCTTTGGCTTCGGCACCCAGTCGCGCCTTGAGCTTATGGAAGGATGCCGTGTCTTCCAATGCTCGGAAGGTGACGCCTTCGAATGATGGGACGTTGCCTTCAAGGTCGTGGTGCCAGATTTCCAGGGGGATGTCGGCAGGCCAGAACTTGCGATAGGATTCCGCGAAGCGGCGTCCGTAGGTTTCCCAGCCCTTGGGGCCGATGGTCGTGATGATTTTAGCGCGCATTGTAAGCGTCCGTTAGTTCGTTGGTCCAGAAGTTATCGAAGGGAGTTGGCTCCCGGTTGGTCATGCCCGGCACAGGCGGCCCGAACGTGAAGTGGACGGCGTCCACCGGGATGGGGCGGTTCTGATCTTCGGCGACCTGGGCAGCTTCCGTCGTCGGGCTGTAGTTGGGAATCCAATGCCAGCGTTCAGACAGATAGCCGATGTCGTTGTCTTGCAGCCAGCCGAAGGTGTGGAGGTGGTTGCCGCTGGCTTCGTTCACCATCTCGACGGTGGGCAGCTTGTTGGACTTCAGGTTCCAAAGCATGAGGGCCGACCACATCTTCCGCTTGTAGCGGGATTGGACTTGGCCATCCATCTTGACGGTCTTGTCAGGTTCGAAGCGATGTGGTACCACCATCACCGTCTTGCTGCTATCAGCTTCTTGGAGAATCTTATGGATGTCGTTAAGCCACAGCCAGTCGCAATCCGTGAAGAGCGCCCAGTCAGTGACGCCGTCAAGCTTGGCGACGATGGGCGTGAGGAAGCGCGTATGCGAGAACTGCACACTGAATGGTTTACCGTCCCGCTCGTCGGTGTAAGTGCCGTCTTCGTTGATACGCCATGGACGGTCGAAGAGTTGGCGGCGGCGCAAGTCGATGTGTTCTAAGCGTTTCACTTCGACAGGCTTGCTGGCGTAGGCACGGACAGACGCCTCGGTAACTCGCAGTGCATCCGGTTCGCGGTGGTCTACGCCAATGTAGTAGGCAAACTTTGACATGCCGCTAGGATAATAGTCTTCCCGCGTTTTGTCAACAAGTTAGTTAGGGCGCGGGACTTGGCCTTGCCGCTGAAGCTCTTCGATAAGGGCGGGGCGCGCTTGCACCCTAGACTCCCGTAGCAAAACTTCAGGCGAGCCGCGACCTTGCAAGTCTTTGACAGCCCTATCACGAATGGTGCTTTCGTTGATAATGATGCGCTGGTCGAGGGGCTTACCATCCTGTTCAATTAGGATTTGGTTCCGGCGTTCGCGGTATTGGTTGGCAGCTTCAGCAGCGGCGGCAGTGTCGTTACGGTTGCGAGCTTCGTAGACGCGCATCAGAATACGCGCAAGTTCCATGTTAGCTTTCTCGGTTTGCTTTTGCATCTGCGTATTCAAGTCGCGGGCGCGGGCAACCCGCTCACGAATGTCGAATAGTTCAGGTGGCGGAAAGCCGATGGCTTGACGGACGCTTGCCGGGACCCGACTATCTTTGTCAATTTCCTGTAGCACTTCTGGCGTAACTACGCGGGTGCCACGCCGGGTCCACTGCTCTTCGTCGGTAGCAAACTGCGCGCCCTTTACGACATTGCCCACAGCGCGGGGTAGCAGCGTGGCGGCCAGCCCCCAGTAGTCGCCGTTCTTATAGTATTCGTAAGCTTGGAAAGGCTTTTCGATAAGGCCGCCGACCGGACCAAACAGGGCGAGCGTCGAACCGGACAGCAACTCTTCGGCAGGTAGCGGGTCAATTCCTAGGCGCTTCTGCAAGCTCATGTAACCCGAAGCATGAGGTATCCCATTATTGACGATGCTGCTTGTAGATAACCCGAAGAAGGTATTGCCGTCAAGCATCTTTTCAATTTCAACTTTGAAGTCGATGGGTGTGCCCCAGATTTCTTTGATTAGACGTTCCATCAATTCGCGTAAGCTGTCAGCGAATGGCAGGCCCCACACGCCAGCGGCACCGATTAGCGGACCTAGCATCATGAACAAGCTGACGGCGCCTGCCTTGGCTAGGACGGGGTCTTGCTTAGCAAGCCCGCGAATCAGCATGCCCGCATGTCGCACGTATTGTTCAGTCATCTTCAGGGGGAAGGACATGAACTGCGTGGCTACTTCAGCAGCAGGCGTGAAGCGCTGCACCAGGGCGCGGTCTTCCTTCGACGTGATGAACTGGGTATCAAACACTACGTTGGCCGCGTAGTCATAGGGGTTGGTGTAGTTGGCGTTGTCAACTTTGTTAGCGGTAGACATTACGTCAGGCTGTGCTTTCGCCATACGGTAGGCGGCAAGGAACGTAGACAGGCGGTTGAATTCTTCGGCGGCCTGCATCAGTCGCCCGCCAATGTCGGCTAACCAGTTGACGTTGTTCGCATATTTGGAAGCGTCTTTGTCGGCTACACCAAAGCGCCGCAACGAATCAGCGGTGACTTGACCCCGGCTTTCGTTCGTGTACAGCGGCGTAAAGATGCCTTGCTGGCGGGCCTTGACGAGGGCGGCGGCTTCGTCTTTGTTAAGAACTTTCTGAATGAAGTCGTCCGTGAATGCAAGGTCGCCCTTAAGAATTTTGCCGAAGTTTCTGTTGAACAGAACGGTGTTCATGGCTGACAGCAAATACTTGGCACCATTCGTACCGCCGTCGCGCGAGAGACGAGGCAATGTGACGAAAGGAACCTGCGACATGTTGATGAGGGCGGTGTCGACGGCGAACCCTAGGTAGGTGAAGAAGGCAAGGGCGCGAGCCGTGCCGAAAGCTTCCGTGGGTGTGGTCGCGTAATCAAGAAGCTGATCCCAGTAGGCGCGGTCGTTGGGTGTAAGCGGTTCGACGGCACGAGCAAAGTCATCCTGAATGTAGCGCCGGGCTTGAATCTTGGCGACCGACAAATAGTATTTGGGCAGCACGTCAAGGATGTATTCGGCGGCGTTGTCTGGTGTCACTGCCCGTAGAATATCTTTGTTCGGGCGGAACAGCCTACTCATTTGCGCTTTGTCAATTTCCTTGGACATGCGCGCGATAATCTGCTGACCTTCGCGCCCGCTTACCTTGCTAAGTTCTTGAAGGTATTGGGCAATGAAGTCCCCGTCCAAGCGAACTTGATTGGCGCGGGCATCGTTTTCAAATTGAATGCCGCGTGTCATAACCCGGTAGCGGTTAGCGTCAGGAAATTCTTGCTGGAGGTAATTGATAGCGCGGGCTTCAGGATTTTCAAAGCCCCTGATCTTCTGCGCCTTGTTAAGAGGTTCATAAGCGTAGAGCCGCACAAGCTTTTCTTTACCGCCCGGCATCCGTTCATAGGCTGCAACGAAATGCGAACCGATGCTAAGTTGTGGGAAGAAGAACGGATCACGCATACGACTGTAGGTTTGCATTTCCTGCCAGCCCTTCGGGGACGCGGCGCTCAACTGGTCAGGTGTCATATCCCACAGGTGCTTGTCGCCCCGCTGCTGCTGGAATGCTTCTAGGCGGGCGCGTTCTTCGGGCGACGTAGCAAGCGCCGGATCGAAATACTTGTTGACGTATGATTCGATCAGCAGATCGTAGGCGCGTTGGCCACCCTTCAAGAGGGATTCCATAGCCGCGTATTCTTCCGGCGTGAAGGCTGCACGGTCAGGCATTTGCTGACGACTACGCGCGTCTTGTAGGGCAAGTGCAATCTTAGCGCGGGAATCTTTGGATAGGCGGGCAGCAGGTTCCAAGAACTCGGCCAGCATGGTAGTACCTTCCTGGCTGCGCGTATAGAATCGCTTAAGAGCTTCAGCGACAGGACGAAACACTGGACTTACTTTACCCATTGTCATGATGGGCGAAGCGAAGTATTTATAGATTGGATTGGTAATGGTGTCGCTGTATTGCTTTTCAATCCGCTCTTTGATCTGGCTTCCAGTCTTCAGTTCGGGGCCGCCCACAACAGTAGTTTCCGGCGACACGTTAGGCGTGGGCGAGGGGGCGGCAGCAGGGGTAGCAGCAGCAGCAGCAGGCGCCTGAGTAGGTTGGGCAGCGGGAGCGGCAGCTTGAGCGGGGGCTTGGCGGCGATTGATGAAATCGTTATAAACTTGGTCGCGCGCTTCGGGCGTGGCTGCCGTGCTGGATTGTTGCGCGAAGTCAATGAACTCGGGCCGCGTGAACGGGCGCTGACGAATAGATGCGATGTTGCGAGCCTGCGCTACGAAGGGACTGCGCGCCTGCGGACCAGCGTTCAAGGAATAGCCGCGCCATAGAGCAGCTTCGTCTTGTGGTTGTACTGGAGTGATGGGCGTTTCGGCTTCAAGTTGTGTAGCAGTTTCTGGCTGGGCTTCCGACGGGGCGATTGGAGCGGACGCAACGGGTTCGGTGATAATGCTGTAAGTTTGAATAGTGGAACGTCCGGCAGGGCGTTTCCTACCGTCTGTCCTGGGGCGCTTTATCAGTGTTTCTGACTTACGCAAATAGCCCGCGTCTACAAGCGCGTTTAGTTCATCAGAGATGGATTTTAGTTCAGACTTGGATGGCTTACCCGGATCAAGGTCGCGCATGGTAAGCGCGGAGCGGGCGACTTGAGTAGGCGTAAACGAGTTCAAGTCTAGGTTGCCGCGCGCTTGAGCTTCACCTAAGTTGGTAAGGACTTCAGAAGCCTGCATTGCTCGATCAGGTGTGGATGTAGCTCCTTCCTCGGAAACCGCCTCAGGTTTATTTAAGAAATCGTCGATAGCCTGCTGCCGAACAGTATTAACGGTATTTTGCCAGTCGGCTACACGCGCAGCATTCACAAGAGCAACAGCAGCTTCAGGCGTGGCTACCGGGACGGTCGGCGTAAAGCGCGGGTTCTCGGCTAGGAATGTTTCGACTTCCTGCGGTGACGCAAAAGCTTGCGGGCGCTCCGGCGTTGACATGGGCTGGTAGCGCTGCGGTTCGGGCGTGGGTTCGGGGGCTGCACTTTCAGGCGCAGGCGGGGGAACTCCCGCTCCAGTTGCAGGCACTGACCCACGGGGCACGGGTGCGGGTGCGGGCACGGCTTCTGGGGTGGTGACAATCTCGGGTGAGGGGCGCGCACCAAAAGCACCGCGCGTAGCACCGCCAAGAACGCCGCCAGCGATTGCGCCGCCAAGGCCCGCTTCTAAGTATTCGCGGTTGGCTTCGGGACCTGAGATGGGAAGCCCGGCTTGGTAGCGTTCGATTGCAGTCTGGGGTACTTCGGCAAGAGGTTCGGTTGCGGCGCCGACACCAGCACCACGAAGTATGCGTTGGCCTAGCGAGCCTGCGGCTTCCGCGACGGGGCGCCCCAAGAAACGACCTGCGCCCAAGGTGGCAATGTCAGCGGCGCTTTCAAGTGCGACTTGCGGGATAGCGGCAGCGAAGGCGGCGCCGGGGCTAGGAATTTGCGTGACTTCAGCGGGCGTGATGTTTTGGCGTTTGGCTTCTTCTTCGACTTGGCGTTGGATGTTGGCGCCTGCCGTGGGTAGGTAGCCCGCGCCGGAAGCACCGAGGAAGCCGCCGAGCAGGGCGCCGCGCACACCGCCAGCCCGCGCACCAGCCCGCGCACCAGCTAGGGCGCCGCCGATTCCTGTGGCGGTTTGGGGAAGGGAGCCTGTGACGATTTCAGCAGCAGCGCGCCCGACGTCGCCGGGGCCTTGCGATTCTAGGATAGGTGTGCGAAGAGCTTGGGGCTGGGCAGCTTCAGCTTGCAGCGCCTGTTCAATGCGACCCTCGCGCCCGAATTGCTGAAGGCTCGGCATGTTAAGTGATTGGCCCAGGCCTTCGGCTGCTGAATATAGTTGGCCTTGAAATTCGTCGATGGCGCGGGAGGTACCGCGTGTGATGGAACTACCAAGGCCTAGCTGGGTGCGCCGCCACCCGTCGAATTCTTGGGGGAAGTTCTGCTGGAAGTAGGAGCGGGCTTCCTGCGCCGCCACTCGTGGGTCGTCGGTGTTTACGTTGACCTGAATGGCGTCGTTAAGTTTGACGCGGATCATCGAGTGGGGCGGCCTGCCGGAGTGATCGTCGGAATTTCAAGCTGGACTGTGGGTGCAGCGGGGGTGGGGGGTTGGGCGCCTGCGGCAGCAACAGCTTCTTCGAAATAGCGCCTAGCTAGTGCATCAATTTCAGCAGGGGTAGCTAACGGGTTATTGCGAAGAACAGTGAGGGCGCGGGAACGGGCTTCGTTTTGTAGCCGCGCCAACACAGCAGGCGTGAGTTGTCCACGGGCAGCGCCAGCAGCACCAGCCATTTCAGGGCGCTGACGGTAGTAGTAGGCTTGAGCTTCGCGGAGGGCGCGGACGGAGGGATCGCGCATTTCTTCTTCTTTAAGTTCGAGCATACGCTGACGATAGGCTTGTTCGGCTTCAGTGCTGGCAGCTTCACGAAGGTCGCGGGTGCGTTGCTGCTCGCCAGTCTGGGCAGCCTTCAAGCCTTCGCCAAGCATAGTGAAGAAGTTGGGACTGCGTGAAGCGAGCATACCCGCGCCAATGTCGCCAGCAGTACGGAGGCCGCCGCTACTTGTGTCTTGGCTTACACGCTCGCGCAGTTGGTCGAGAAGTGTGGGGCGTGGGGCCTGGGTCGGAACTTGGGAAGTGGGTTCCGGGGGCAACGGCATTTCAGGCGAGGGAGCGGGAGGGCGCGGGCGCGCCGTCTGTGCTGGTTGGCCGGGAATCTGGGGCGGCGCGGTTTCGGTGGGCGCGGGTGTCACGGGGGCGCCGGGTGCAGAGGGTGCGGGTGTGCCGCCACGACCCCTGAAAATTTCTAGAAGGCGGTCCATTTGCTGGCTGGGCGCAGGCGAAAAGCCACCCAACGAAAGGGCACCACGAAGAATGTCGAGATAATCTGCCATGTTCGTATTCCTATCTTACGATCCTGCAATCCAGTTCCACAGGCTTGTCGCGCCCTTGATAACTTGAGGGGCCGCCGCGACAGCGCCGAAAACTTGACCTGCCACGTTCGGGCCGGGTTGCTGTTGTGTCTGTGTGGAGCCGACGCCCAGCGTTGACGAGCCGATGCCGAGTGCGCCGCGCAAAGCTTCTAGCCCGCGCAATGGATAGTCACGCTGCTCTTCGAATTCTTTACGTAGCACATCTAGGTTAGCTTGGTCAAGAGCTTGCCCGGCTGACCCGACTTGCAGGACAGGCGAGAACTCTGTGCCTAAGCGACTTGCCGTCTGGGCCAAGCCCGTCGATAGCGAACCAAGCGCGCCCTTGTAGAGTTCGGGGATATTGGCTTGGTCTTTGCGGAACTGTTCGAGAGCTTGGTTGTAGGCTTTCGCGCGCTCGGCTGCCGTCGTCTCGGCAATGTTGCGCTGAGTGCCACGCTCCAATTCGCTTTCGGCAATGGCTTGGCGGGAACCACCGAAGGAGCCAGTGCGCGCAGATTGTTGACCTAACTCAAGGCGTTGGCGCGCGGCCCGTTCCTCGATGGCCCTGATCATTGGATCAATGACGCCTTCGGTATAGGGCGACATGTAAGCAGAGATGTTAGTTTCGGGAAGGGTAGTGGCTAGGCCGCGCGCCGCCGTGATGGCTTCGGATGTAAGGCCGGGCGTAAGCGCACCAAGCGCACCAGAAGTTCCAGCTAAGTTGCGTGCAGTATCGAAGGCTGCTAACTGGTCAGGAGTAAAGCCCGCGACACGCGGAATAGCTTGCCCGGTAGCGGTCCTATACTGAGCATAAGGCTCGGCTGCGAAAGCTTGCGCGCGACCCAGCAGATCGTTACGGGCGCTCTCGACAGTAGCCGGAAGGGACGGGGTTTGCGTGGTAGTTGTCGTGTTCGCTCGGGAACCCGTTCCAAACAAATCACCAAAGAAGCCACTCATTTTATTGTCCTCTTCAGAATTTCACCTACAGGTAGCGGCGCCGCTTGACGCGCAGTACCTGTTTTGTTTTGGCGGATTTGGCGTACAAGATCATATAGTCGCCGCGCGCCCGCGTTGGACGACCCATCCCCCATCATGCTTACGACGTCAGCGGGAACAACAAACTCACCGTCAGAAAGAGCGGCTGCACGGCGCCCGTTGATGCTGGTTGGAATGAGGTCGTCAAGCCCGCCGCCCGGACCAATGGCAATCTTGCCGCCACCCTGCAACGGAATTAGGCCGCCGCCAGCAAAAGCTACGAGGCCGCCCTCTGCATAGCCACCGTCACCACCACCACCTCCGCCGTCACCACCCCCGCCACCATCACCGTCACCGCCGCCAGCGTCACCACCACCACCACCAGCATCCCCACCTGCATCGCCTGCATCGCCTGCGTCACCGGGGCCACTATCTCCTTCGCCTGCCGAAGCGTCACTAGCCGCATCGCTGGCAGCAGCAGCATCTGAAGTGGCAGCAGCGGCTTCAGCGGCGGCTTGAGCGTCAGCCATAGCTTCACTTGGCGCTGCTTCGGCGGGCGCTTCTGCTGGAGCTTCTGCCGCTGGCGCGGTAGCGGCGGGTGCAGTATTGACGTTAGTTGATAGTGAGTCCATCATATCAGCGACGGCTGCGTCTAGGGCCGCTTGAGCTTCGGCAGCCTTAGCATCTACTGCTGCTTGGGTTTCTGCCAAAGAAGCGGCAGTTGGGGCAGCAGCAGGTGCAGCTTGGGCGGCGGGTGCCGACATGTTAGCTACGTCAGCCATCATGCTGGAGATGGCGTCGGCTAAGCCCGTGCGACCTTCTGCTACGTCTTTGCCCAAAGATTCAGCCATGGCTGCCAAGGATTCAGCAGGCACGCCCGTAAGGTCTGAAACAGCTTGCGCCATAGTAGACATCGCTTCTGCCGTAGTAGCCCTGCCTTCAGCAACGTCGGCAGCCAAGGATGCAGCCATATCGCCAAAGCCGCCCTGATCGCCGGGGGCAGAATCAGCATTGCTGTCGCCGCCACCGAAGTCGAAGGAGGTAAGGGCGCCGTTGAGGGGAGCGGAGATTTGCTGGAAGCCGGGAGGGGCAGCGGGCGGGCGCAGGTCGGGCAAGTCTTCGACGACGATGCCGGAGCGGTCCAGACCTAGTTGCTCGGCTGCTTTGTTGCGGCCTTCCATCATTTCCTTTTGGAGTTGACGCTCCTCCGCAGTCATGGTCACACGATCCATCAACGCATTTCGAATGGCGCCCCCGAGGGTGTTGACCTGGGGGCGGCCTGTCAGTTGGGATAGCGCGGTGCCTGCCACGACGGAAGGAATACCTGCGGGGCCGGACAGCACAGCAAGCATGGCGTCGAGGGCGCCCGGCGTATTCATGAGGGCTTCAAGATCGCGGGTGAAGCTGCCTGTGCTGGGGACGCCCATGCCCGGTTGGGACACATAACTGCCTCCGCCTTGACCGCCTACTACGCGCTGACCGGCGGCAGCAGGCACAAAGTTGTAGCTGAGTTGCGGTTCGTAGGCGCCGTCAGAGGAATTGCCGGGAGGGGGTGTAGCAGAAACAGCGACTGAGGTGCCGCCGCCTGTGCCACGATTTGCAAAGAAGAGGGGGCTTTGGCCGCCGCCGTAACCGTAGCTGGCAGGGTTGAATTCGGACGCCAGCGGAATATATTCGCGAGAGGTAGCTGCCGTAGGCGCGTAGAAGGACTGGTTCGGTAAGCCAGCAAGACCGCCCATCGTAGTAACGATGTCTTGAACAAGTTCTTCGGCGGGCTTGTTGGCGTAGGATTCTGACATTTGCGGGCCTCTCAGCGGTATTATATCACAGAATGAATGGGAAATAAACCCTACCGAACGTCGACAAAGTTGCTCGCATCAAGGGCTTGCAGCAGTTTGCCGACCACGTTGGTAAGGACGGTGACGGAGGGGTTGTTCATATCTAGAGTCGTGGGCGCGCTGACGGTGCCCTGGATTAGGAACTGGGGACGGGTGCGGCGCCCCAAGTCAAAGAGGTCGCTTTGCTCCAACACTTTGATCAGGCGGTTCCACACTTCGCGGGTAGCAGGGTCCCATTCGATTGGAGGTCCCGGCAATTGGCGTGAGGAGATACGGCGGGTCAACGTAGGCCGTCCGACTGAAGGGCAACACGGAAAACACCCATGCGCCACGGCAGATTTGTGGAAGTGGAGGATTCCACTTGGATAGCGAATTCACGCCCGCGCATACGGGTAGAGATTTTCTGGGAGTCGCCCGTTATTGTGTAGGGTCCCTTGGTGATGACGTCGCCGCCAGGATACTTGCGGGCCTGCAATGAAATTTTTAGCGAGCCGTCATAGGGTGTGTTGTCTGACAGGTTGGAGAAGTCGGGGACGAACTTGTTGGCGAACAGAATTTCGTTACCATCCGACTTGTTGAAGTAGGCGCCTTGTAGCGAGGCAGCCATAGCGGAGGTGTCGGCAGTGTAGCCGTATTCGTGATAATACATGTCGGAGGCGCTGGTGCCGCTGGCAATAGGATAGTTAAAGACACGACTGTCTTCCCATACCGTGCGGCTGAGACTGCCGATAGTCCAATGCTCTTCCCGTGTGTTGTAGATTACATACTCGCTGTTTTCTCCCGTGGGTAAATTTACGGAAGGGTACAGCCAGATCAGTTCGTCGAAGGTGGAGTTGGTGCCAGCGTAGATTTTGTCGTGCTGAAGCGGGTCAAGGTTGTTGAAGACGTGACGAAGGACAGTGCATTTGAGGGGCTGGACACGCCCGTCGTATTTGTAGAACTGCCCGTTGTTGGACATCCAATATAGAATGCCGCCATACTGTACGGCTGCGTTACGAGAGATGACGCCACAAGCCTCAGCTCCAGCCACAAAACCGAAGACGTCATTGCCGCCAATGTAAGACTGAATGAACAGGTCGGAGTCGGTAAGGATGGCAGTCTTATCAACGACGCGATGGACCGCTCGGATTTCAGAACCGCGACTGGGCAGGGAATAATCGCCCGCATTGTTGATAGCGGTGGGCGTCCAATCCGTATAGTCTTCTTGCGAACACCAGCGCACGAGCAGGGGATCGAAGCTGCCAGTTACCCCGTGGGTTCCATATAGTACGACGTGCCGAGCTTCTGATGCTACGCGCACAATCTGGTTTACTGAGGGGGCTGCCGTTACGATAGTGGCGCGTTCAGTAATGCCGACGCTGGTACTCCAATACATAAGCGGGCCTTCGCTTGGTACTACCATGAAGTCGGTGCCCCACGTATCGGCGGACCACATGCGTAGCGGGAAGGGAATTGCGCCTTGGCTTTGACTCCAACCAAAGTTCCCGCTCCATTGCCCGGTGCCCCAGCCGCTCAGGTAGGTGACGCTTTGTGGGCCTGCGTTATAGTTGAAGCTCAAGCGAACCGCTCCGCCAGCAGCAGCAGAGGTTGCGGCGGCAGTCACACCTACGTCAATGCTGAAGCTATTGGTGTCTATAACGCTGACCGGGAAGGTAGCGGAGACGGAGGAGATGGGATTGATGATGATGTTGCCGCCAATAGTTACGGCTGCCGATACAACTTCTACTAGGGTGCCGTCCGTAAGGTTGTGGCTGGATACGGAGACTACTACCTGGGTTGATCCGGCAGTCGTAGATAAAATGTTAGTGCCCGCAACAGTTGACACGACAGGCGTGATGTTGTAGAAGGTAGACATCTCACTGGAGAAGAGTCCCTGGTTAGTAGCAATAAACGCGCCCGATTCGCCTTGTCGACTTTTGAAAGTTTCTAGGAGGCGGGGAACGCCGTAAATTTTGGTGCTTTGCGAAACGTCAACGATGCGCTGCCAACCGCCCATGAGTTCGGGACGCCCGAAACGGAAACGAATTTTGTCGGCGTCTGTCCAGTAACCCTGGGCATCCAGTTCGGTTTTTTCTTTGATCACCCCTACGTTGAACTTAAGTTCTGTAAGGGTTTGGTCTTGCAGCTTGCCAGACATGCTTACTCGGTAATGCGGATGTTCAAAGCATTAAGAAGGCCGTTGACTAAGCCGACGCAGGTGGCGGTGGTGCAGACTACGATTTCACTGCCGCTAGATGGCAGGGTCACTCCGGTGCCAGAAGCGGTTTTGAATGTGATGTTGAAAGCGCCGGAGGTCTGACGAACTACCGCGTAGGTTTTGGATTGGGCGGGCACAACGACATTTACGTTGCCTGTCAGGGTGCCTTCTAGAATTAGGATGCCTGAGCGGGCTTGGTCGGTGGCAGCGTTAGCGGTCGTCAAGCTGACGGTCCCTGACGTGAGCGTAAGGGTGGACTGCCCTGCGATAGCTGCTGCAATCAGCTCAAGGTTGTTGTTGGTCTTGATCCCCCAGGTGGTAGCATTTTCGCCAGCCGCCTGAAGCTCAAGCCTTAAGAGTGGATCGTATGAAGAAGGCATTACTTGCGCTCCTGAAGGATTCGTGTTACTTTGTCGTCGATTCTATTTAACACAATTGTTAGCTTGTTTTCAAGATCGCTCACTACCTCGCGCGTGGCAAAGTCCTTGTTGACCTGGGCGACGTGCAGGTGGTGTTGGTCGTGCAGCTTTTCGATCTTTCGTTCCATGCCCTTGAGTTCCTTATGAAGATAGGCAACATATGCTAGGGCCATGGGCACCAGAATATCTGAAATGAATTTCCACATAACTGTCAGTTCCATGTTATTATCCCGGTAAACTCATTGACGGATTCCACTGAATGGGCGTCACGACAATGTATTGATTGTTTTCTGTCAATAAGAACCCTGTATCTTCTTTGGCAAGATAAATATCAAGGCTTTGCAGCGGGCGCCCGTCAGGTACCATTTTGGATTCTAAGCGGGGACGTGGAGGTTTGTTTTGAGGGTGGCGCTTTAGATCGTAGGCGCCGTCAAAGCAAGCTGCACATACCACTAGATTGGTGGACTCACGGCGCAACTGCCGCCTGTAGTATTTTTGTCCACACCTATCGCAAAGGGACCACACATTCATAGACATCGTCAAGAACCATAGTTAGTTTGGTCTGGGCGTGCATCTGGTACTGGCTTAAGTTCGCGGCGTGGCTTGGCCGAATAGTTCTGGGGATGGTTCTTCTTATCAAATTTACCATCAAAGCATGAATCGCAGACAACAAAATTGGTAGTTTCTTTGTGAAGGTCCCGCCGTTTGTAGTCGAAGCCGCAGCGGTCACAGACTGACCACATGTTAAGAACTGACATTAGGGCTGCCCCCCGATAGTATTTTCAGGTGAGCCTTGGGCGCGGTTGGAAGTATCCGAGCGCCGGGCGCGGGCGTATTCGACATTCAGGACTGCCAGCTCTTCGTCGGCCATGCCCTTCCAAATAGCGACAGCGTTGGCGTTCTTGGTCCAGGCGTTAGCGTACATCATGGCGGCAGCAAAGAAAGCCGAGTCTGCGTTTTCAGAGAAGTAGTTGGAAGGGGCAGCAGAACTAAGGACGGTGACGCGCGGGATATATTCGATAAGGGCCGTAGCGTTGGACGGGGGCGTGGGCGCCAAGAAAATGCTGGCGTTGTCCTTGGGCGCGTAATATTTGGTGGGTGCACAAGATGTGTAGTCAGGCCAATAAGCTGTGAGGAATTCGTTGTTCTGCTCCAGCAGGGTAGTCCAGCCGCCCGTCGCACACACTTGGATGGACTTCAGGACTAGCAAATCTGCGGGCAACATAAGCGAGCGGTTGGACGCGCTGACAGATATTTCTGTAAAGCGGAACGTATTGATAGGGTCCAGTCGGCGCTGGAGGTAGCCTTGGGCGCGTTCGATAATGGAGGGGAGGGCCGAAACAAATTCGTCCGAATCCTCTTCCATGTTCGCTTGAATGTCGGCGGCCAGGGTGCTGTAGGTATAACCCATTGTTACCGTCCAATCCTAAGCAGGAAGGGACCGCGCTCACGATCTTCCCGCATAGCCTCTTTCAATTGTGATGCGTATTCAAGCTTCAACAGTGATAGACGGTTGTCGGGGACGCGGGGGCCGCGCCGCAATCCAATCCAGTAGGCAAGCCCATAAACTATAGCAGGCAGGAAGCGCCGGGGCACGTCGATGTTGTCGAAAGCCCGAAGCGTATCTTCGGCGTTCTTCTGAACTGTTAGCACTATCGTGTAAGTTTGGTCGGGAACAGGCCACAAGTTCAGGATGTTGGAGTCGCGGCGCCGATCCCACCAGTAGCGCGTGGGGCGCCCTGTCTGGGTCTTGGTAGGGATTGCATCCCACCGTTCGTAGCCGTCACGCTCCATTGAAATTTCAGTAGTGCTAGTACGCGTACTAACTGATAGTACGTCTGAAATGCTTGGACCAAATTCGATGGAAGCCACCGACAATGAAGCTTCAACTGCTGTGGTTTCAATTTTGTGGAGAAGGATATTCTGATTTTGAATAGACGTCAGCAAGTAGTCGAGGCCGCGCCGTGCGCTGATAAGTTCGTCAGCAAGAATGGGGCCGCCGCCCACCATGGCCGCAGCGTCCTGAAGCAGGTCGTCGAAAGTAGGGGCGAAATAAGACGAGCCACTAGTTGCCATGGGAACTCCTAGTACAAGAAGGATAGGCCCCGCCCGAGGGAAGAGCCTATCCCTACTTGTTAGATAATCTGAACGTGAACGATGACCGAACCGGTAGTCACCGCAGACGTATCAATGGACACAAGCGCCTGGATCGTGGTGTCCACCGCAAAGGGGATGGCATTCACCGAAATCTGGGCGGCAGTCGGCGCGTAGCTCTGGCGCCGGGCAGTGTTGACGCTGGTCGAGGACTTGATGCGAGCGGGAACCGCCGCCGTACCAAGGCTAAAGTTGGTCGTCGTGTTGTCGTAGCCAGTCGTGATGTCGAGAGTGGCCTCATAAACGCGAGAACCCTCGGGCGCCACGAACAGCGGAATGGTAGTCACGCCCACAGCCGTACCAGTCTGGGCGGTGCCGACAGTAATGGACCAGCGGCCAGAAACGCGACCCTCCCGCATGCTGACAACGCCAGGACCAAGCGGCTCATGGTTGCGGATATTGAGTGGATAGCTAAACGAAGTCATCTGATTCTCCTTGATGATGGAGGAAAGGGGGCCGAAGCCCCCAATCCGTTAGGTTGAACCAGACGAGCCGTACCACTGACGCCAGTCAGACCAGCCGAAGCTGTAACGCTCGCGGGCCTTGTAGCGCATGTTGCCCGTCAGGAAGTCCACATCGTCCTTGGTGGCCAGCGGCGCACGGATGAACATCTTGGTACCATTCGGCACGTCAGTGCGAATGAACCAGCCGTTCGTATCCGTGAAGCGGTGGTTGACGGTGTAGCCCTTCGAGAACAGGCCCATGTCCTTCATGGCGTTCGTGTCGTTGTCAGCCGTACCGACGCGCAGGTCAGAGAAGAGAATACGGTGGGCAACGAACTGAAGCTGCGGAGGAATGTGCAGGCTCACGGCGCGGGCGCCGATCAGCAGGCCACGGTCGTCCTTGGTCAACGAGATATTGATCAGGGCCGATTCAAGGGCAGTTTCGGACAGGTCCGAGCTGGCCCGGTTGGACTGCGTACCAGCCGCCAGCGTGGGGTGGTCAGAAGCGAAGAGAGGCTTGCCATCGCCACCAGCGTAGAGGGAGCTAGTGGAGAAGCCGTTGTTGAAGACGTTAGCGGCCTTCACCTGCTTGGCGTTCGCCATCGCGCGGCCCATCGCATTCGCCTTCATCTTACCCGTCGTGCCATAGAGGTTATCCTCGATAGCTTCTTCGGTGATGGCGAAAGCCATGGCAACGGTTTCATGGGTAAAGCGGCTCGTCCAAGCTTCGGAGGCGGTGTCGAAGAACACCTGA